TCAGATACCAATCCCTGCTGGACGGTGTCATTCTCCGTAAGGTACTTAGTCAGAACAGCCACAATGTCATCGCCCTCTGCCTCATCGACCTTGATAACTCGGTATGGAAAGATCGTGCGCAGTTCTCCGAGCAACTCAGAGGCGAAGGTAAAGATCGTATTCCAATCAGTATTGGACTTCTCGCGCGAACCCTTGCGCGATGCCTTGTAGTATGGGAAGTATTCCCGACGCCAGTTCTTTCCACCATCAGCGCAGAGAATCACCTCACCATACTTCGCTGAGTAATCAGTCTTATACTTCAACAGACTAGACAGGGTGGCATGACGAATGATGTCGATTGCCTTCTTGGTGTCCTTACCCTTGTCCATATCAGAACCGAAGGCAAGGCAACTAGCAATTACCAGCTGACTATAATCAATAAGGATTGCCATAATCTTTCACTTAAAAGTAGCGAGGAGGAGGGTGTCGGCATTAATCCGACCATTCGGTACGATAGGCTTCGCAGTCAGTGCCTTCATAAACTGGCCATACACACGCTTACCCTTTTCCGAGATAGTAGTCAGAGTCTCTGGCTTACGCACAGTCTTCTGGGCAGACTTCTCCATATCATAATTCATGATCGTCGTACCCTTGACAGTCAGAGTCATACCATCCAGAGCCTTGTAGACCTGCATCTTGCGAGTCTTGACATTGAAGCAATACAACTCATCAGCTCCGACGATCGAGGTAGGACTAACCGACTTCAGACCAAGATCATCATTGGTAGCAGAGAACTTCATCTTCGCTACGATCACACCAGCTGGCTTTGCCTTCGGAGTGCGGATCTTACGAACAACGACCTTCTTAATCTGGGTCAGACGCTCGTTCAGGGTTTCATACGCAGCCAGCAACTTCTTCAGCTCGGTCTTCTTGAAGTTGCTATAGCCTTCGTTCAGTTGCTCATCGGTACCAGCCACTGCCTCACGCAACTCGAGCAAGGTACGCTGAATCTTCAGAGCGACCTTGTTGGCCACAGGAGTAGTCAGAGGATTCTTCATCAGGCGGTCGATATCAGGAATCGCCTTACGATCCATCACGAACTCATCGAGGATGCCATTGAAGTCAGCCATGAATTCCTTGGCTTTCTCTTCCATCAGATCCTGAACGCTGACCTTCTTCACAGCCACTTCAGCGAAAGCTGGCTTGGACAGATCCTTGATCCGAATGAATTCATTCTGAAGGAAATCCATCTCTTTATCATCAAGAGCATTGCCCAGGGCCAACATACGGCACAGGGTGCCAGCAGTGCGGAACTCACGGTCATGGATTTCGCTCGTAGGAAACTTTGCTTCCTTCTTGAAGTATGCGAGGAACCATGCCTTCTTCTGCTTGTTGTCGTACTCTGCGTTGTAGTAATTCAATGCATGCATCAGGCTAGCCTGATAGCGCAGGTTGTTGATCTCTGGCTCGCCAGTCTTCTTCATCAACTTTTCGACGATCGCGAGACGTTTCGCAGTAGTAGCCATTTCTTTCCTTTCAAATTTCGATAAGTTATTATACCGCGAAACTGAATAAAAGTAAATCATCCGCGGAATGTTCCATAGGCTTCTTCGTGCAAGAAGCAAGCAGAAGGTCGAAACTGGTAAGATCCTAGTGGTAGTTTCTTGTTGAAGTTATATGTTCCAGTTGCATTTACGGTCAAGACTTTCGCATAAGACCCACGATGGCTTACAAAGCGATCAATCTCTGGAACATAGTAATACTTACTAGAGCTGATATCAATCTTTTGACCAGAGTGTCGAACCGTATTTACTAGGTAGCACAGAGGACGACCAGTAACTCCGCTAATAGCGAGTTCGACAGGAGAGGTAGAGAAGCTGACTACGGACATGATATTTCTTTCAAAGTAGGTAGGAAAACACACGCATGATCTCTCGTTTGAGATCATATGGATTCTTGAACGTCTTCTTGTTGAACTTCATATAGTTCGGGCTATAGATAGCGATGGAGTTCTCCTTGGGTAGTTCAAAGAAGTAGACGTGTCCTCTCGGCTCCATCAACTTCTCGTATACGTAGGGAACTCCCATAAAGAACAGGGTATCCTTTATTTCTTCTCTAGTCTCGGGTGGATTCCATGCCATCAGATTTCCTCAAAGTAGGAATATATTCTACCTGAATTCTGAATAAAAGTAAAACCATTAGGTGTTGAAAAACTCCAGTAGAGATGCATCAGATTTTTCTTTCTTTTTTACGCGTCCTTTAGTTAAATCCCAACAGAAAACACAAATCTTGCGAATCTGATTATTATGTTTTCGTTTGCTCTTTGATTCCAGATATGCCTCTGCGATAAGTAATATTTCGTAACAACATTTGCACTTGAATGTAGTTCTTTCTCTTTTACCAAAAATTGTCTGAGTAAATGTGTTCTCAGCAACTTTTCTTGTCAACCTCGAGATGGTATTACTTCTCTTACGCATATCTGGAATACCTTCGTTAGACGAACTGAGAAAAATCTGGAGGAACCCAAGAATCGGGTTTCAAGATTTTTCCATCAGGGCGACGTTTGACTACGCCAGTCTCTGGGTCGATCTTGCTTAGGTTGCTCTGGGCACCTTCTGCCCACATTGCTGGCATATCCCAACCACGAGACATTGCATAACCAATAGCGACCCAGCAGAGGTCGAAAATAGCATCTGCTGTCTCGGTATCATCTTCAGCACTCAATGCTTCCTGTAGCTCGGTATATTCTTCCAGGATCAACTTGCGATACAGCAATGCCTGTGTTCCATTATCATGAGCAACTGTCTGGCCAACTGCGACCATAAACTTCTCGACATCTTCAATACATGTGCTCATCAAATTGCTTTCGTTGTTTCAAATACTTGGTTGTAAACTGCCTCGAACTCATTCTGTTCTTCGACAGTGGTGAAGAAATTCTGCTTGTGATAGACTCGAGCCATCTTACGCAGGATCTTCTTATCGATCTCGTATTTGTCAGCGAATTCCTTGATGGCTTCCTTCTGTAGAGTGCGCTCTGCCTCTCCACGAAACATCGAGGAACTCATCTCAATACAGAATTCCTTGAGAGCCTTCTTACCAACATCATCTAGCGAATTCACATTCATTATACAATCTCCATTGTCTTAATCGAATTTGGGCGAACTGAACGCCACTGTTCGAGGTCAACATCAAACACAGGAACAGCAGTAGTTGCTTCCTCAATAACAGTTGCCTTCTTAGGCGCAGCCTCAGCTGGGATCCTGTCACTCATACGCGTGCAGACCATCTTCCGAATCGTACCATCTACCTTTTCGAATTCGATGGTGTAGACATTAGAAGACATAGCCGTAGCAAATTCAATAGCATTCATTTTAAATCTCCAAGATTGTTAGCATTAACTTTATCATCACGAACTTCAACAAAGATCGGCAGGAACAAAGACTTGATCGTCGATGTCTTATTGCTGATCAGTGCATTATACTTGCATTTCACAATTTTCCCAAAATAATAATCAAATGGTTTCTGACGATCGGCTTCCGTAAAGCCAGATCCGACATCAAACTGAACCAGACCATCGGCGGTCTTGCAGGTCAAAGAACCGACCCATCCTGGCACCTTCGTGTGTTCCGTAACACCAATTACTTCGGCATCGATATCCTTTTCTTCCTTGAGTTTAATCATCTTCTTACTACGACGATCCTCCCAATGCATATCAGCGAACTTCAGGATTGCACCTTCCTCGCCACGCTCGAGCATTTCTTCGTAGAACCTCTCTGCTTGCTCCAAGTTAGACACTACCCTGGACTGTACCAACAACACCAATCCTGGAGTCATTGATGCTTGTGCTTCCATCAATTTGGCCAGACGTTCTTTGTACGGAACCTCGCAATGAGAGAATGAGAATGCTGTCAGTGGAATCATATCCCAAACAACATACCGGAACCGAGCTGCTTCTTGTGGAGTAATCGTACCACGAACTGCCTTGGTAAAGAAACCATTGCCAGTCTTCCGATCCTCAACTCCTGTGCCTGACAGAACAACCAACTCGCCATCGAAGACATAGCCAGGGAACTTACTCAGCAAAGTGTCAAAGAATCCATGGAGCATCAATGACTTACCATTCCGTGAGCGGAAGTCTACTGTACCATCATCATTTACTCTGGCCATTGCTCGCCCACCGTCCATCTTGGTCTGAACGATGTAACCATCTTTCTTCGGTACAATTGATGCCGCTGCCTTCTCATCCATCTTCGATGCCAGCATACAAGGCATTTCTGGAATCAGACCTGGCCAAACTTTGTTGCAGATAGCAGTACCGACGTTACACTCCAGATCTCTATTGATGATCTTGATAAGCACTGATCGGTCTTTCTCGGTCAGAGTGCTAAGAACACCTGCCAAGAAATCTCTGGCAGCATGCCCTGTTACCTTACGGCTAGCGAGCTGATCAAAAACAGAATTGAGCACTCCGATGGTAATTTCTTCCTTACCACCAGGAACACCTGCCCAGACATTCTTATCTACTGTGATGTAGAAGTTGAAGAATGGGTTCTCCGTCAGATTGAACGCTGTCATAAGGACTTCGTTGTCTTTATTGTCTTCAAGGATCTGCTGCTTGTTCAGCGTAGAGGAATGATCCTTCAGAGCAGAAATAATATGATATAGTTCACTCATATTCAATCCTCTATAATTACCAAATCGACGATGGATTCAT